TCACGGACAAGCAGGAATTATTCGTAGAGTATTATCTTCAGCATCGCAACGCCACAGATGCGGCAAAACGCGCCGGTTATAGTGAGCGAACCGCTTATTCAATCGGGCAGGAAAACCTGAAGAAACCTGAAATTGCTGCCAAGATCGCCGAGCGAACCGAAGAAGTGGCGATGAGTTCTGACGAGGTGTTATTGCGGTTGGCAGAACAGGCGCGTGGAGAACATGCTCGTTTTTGGCGTTTTGACGAGAATGGGCGTTCGGTATCACTGGATTTTCGCAAATTACTGGAAGCGGGGTTAGGGCACCTCGTAAAAAAGTTCGAGTGCCATGAATTGACCGGTGAAGTAACCAAAGTCGAGTTTTACGATGCGCAAGCTGCGTTAAAGCTATTAGGGGCACATCACGCTCTATTTACAGAGAAAGTTGAACATAGCGGAGAATTGTCGGTTGGTGTGGTAAGGGTGCCGCCGAAGGCGCAAAACGCAAAAGAATGGCAGGAACAAGTCGAGAATTGATCTGGGAGGCGCAGGAGATGCAGGCAGTTCTGATCTCCTGCCCGATCGAAGATGTTTTCTTTGGCGGCGCTCGCGGTGGCGGTAAGACGGATGGTTCTCTCGGGGATTGGATTTCTCATCAAGATTTATACGCAGAGAACGCGAAAGGCATCTTCTTTCGCAGAACTTATGATGAGCTGGAAGAAGCCCAGTCACGCGCCAGCGCAATTTTCCCTCGTCTAGGGGCTGTTTATAAAAGCCAGAAGCGCACTTGGATTTTCCCGAACGGGGCGACGCTTAAGATGCGCTACTTGAAGCGTGACGAAGATGCGAATAATTATCAGGGGCATCAATACACATGGATGTGTTTTGAAGAATTAACGAACTGGCCCGACCCAAAGCCGATTGACAAGTTGCGGGCCTGTTTGCGTTCGGGGGCAGCGCCAATTCCTAAATCGTTCCGCGCAACAGGCAACCCCGGTGGTGTGGGGCACAACTGGGTAAAGGGGCGCTATATTGACCCGGCGCCACCGCTAACACCGTTTTTTGATGAAGAGATGCAGACGTGGCGGGTATTCATCCCGTCCCGGCTGGAAGACAACGAAGCTCTGACACGCAATGACCCTGATTACTGGAAACGGGTTGTGGCCTCTGCGGCGGGTAACGAAGCGCTGTTGAAGGCATGGCGCGAGGGCGATTGGGATATTGTGGCGGGCGGGATGTTCGATGACCTCTGGAAACGCGACAAGCATGTACTGGAACCATTCGCAATCCCGTCCAGTTGGTACGTGGATCGCGCTTTTGACTGGGGTAGTAGTAAACCGTTCTCCGTTTTGTGGTTTGCCGAATCGGATGGCACCGAAGCGCCCGATGGCCGCACCTATCCAGCCGGCACAATATTCGTCATCGGTGAGTGGTACGGCTGGAACGGCAAGCCGAACGAAGGGCTGAAGATGCTGGCGACCGACATTGCGAAACAGCTTCCGCAGCACGCGCCGGTTTTTGCCGGCAAAGTCCAGCCGGGGCCGGCCGATACATCGATCTTCGATGCGGAGAACGGGGTTTGTATCGCCGACGATATGCGGGAAGAGGGCATCGATTGGACGCGGGCGGACAAGTCGCCGGGAAGCCGTAAAACGGGATGGGAACGCATCCGGCGCTATCTGAAAGCGGCGACGCAGTTCCCGATGGAAGAGCCGGGCTTGTTCGTGTTCAACACCTGCACCCAATGGATTCGCACCGTGCCGGTGTTGCCGCGCAGCGAGCGTGACCCGGACGATGTGGACACCAAGGCTGAAGATCACGCCGGGGACACGACGCGGTATCGGCTGATGGAACCGGGGCATGGCGTGGTCATCAGCGAAGACGCCAAGCGGTTACTGACGACGTTCAACTAAACGACAATGACCAACTATCTGGGAAGATTTCTTATGGCAACTCACAGCGCGGTATCAGCGTTCAAATACTCTTTCGCCAATCCGAACACCTCGGTGGCCTCCGACCTCTGCTCGGTGCGAAACAAGCAATACACCCTCGGTTGGCAGGCGCATACCAACACTGTTTTCGATGACCTGGCGTTTGCGGCCTATGCCACCGGCAACGGCCTGTATGCCAAAACAAAGGGCGTGTTTAATCCCGTCACGCGGCTGGATTACTTTTACGCCGCCGTGATGTATCAGGGTGTATTGACGGTGGATGCACGCAATCTTCCCGATGGCGAACAACTGGCGATCCCGCTTTCGAGCGGCACGCCGGACGAAGTGCGGGATGCGTTGGGGCAGTTGTGGCAATGGGGCAACTGGCGCCAGAAGCTGCCGCTCTGGATTCTGTACGGCGCGAGCATGGGCGACAATCCGCTCGAAGCGGTGGAAAACGTCGAATATGGCCGCGTGTACCCCAAAGTCATTCCACCGGGGCATATCATCGATGTCCAGTTCGATGACCGCGACAATGTGACTGCATACGTGAAGGAGTATCGCTACTACGATGCGGACGATGCGCGACAATACGTTTACAAAAAGGAGGTGAGCCGCGAGACCATCCGCGAGTACCGCGACGACAAGCCGCACGATTACGGCAACGGCGAGGCCTATGACAATCCTTACGGCTTCGCGCCACTGGTGTGGAACTCACATCGCTTCAGCGGGACGTTGCCCGGTTCGCCCGCAATTCGTTCGTGGAACAAAATCGAGCGCATCAACAGTTTCGCCACTCGCGTCGAAAATTTCCTGAAGGTGCAATCCCAGTCGCCCAACGTGCTTTTTCTGGAGCGGAATTCAGAAGTAAACGCCGTTAGCCAGGATGCGACCAAAGCCTCAGAAGATGAACTGAAAGTACTCCAGGTAAACGGTGCCGGCTCTGTGGATAAGCTTGAGGGCAACTTAAATATGGGGGAAGCATTGGAGTGGGCAAAGCTGTTGATTGAAGAAGTCGAGCGCGACCATCCCGAGGTGACGATGTTCCCCGAATTGCGCTCGATGGGCGATGTGTCCGGCAAGGCTGTCGAGCTGCTTCTCGGTGACGTGAAAGGCTATGTGAACGATGCCCGCGCCAATTACGATTCGGCGCAGGAGCGGTTGTTCAAACAACTGCTGACCATCGGCGGGATGCGCGCCAACGAACGCGCGGCCGGCTGGAAAGACCTTTCCGATCAGCAAAAGAAGTTCCTGCCCTTCAACCTCGAAAGCTACGCGCGCGGAGAGCTTGATTTTGAAATCATGGCGCGCCCGCTGTTGCCTAAATCGAATCTGCAAATCTCCGAAGAGAAAGAAGCGCGTTACAGCGCCATTAAAGCCGGTATCGATGTCGGCGAACCGCTGGAGTATCAATACAAACGCGACGGCATGAGTGACGAGGAATGGGGCGAACTGCAACAAATGCAACAGACGGCCAAAAACGCGAAATTGGGCGAAGTGTTCCGCAGTGCCGACGATCCGCAAATCCCGGTTGAATTATGAGATTGCCTGCCCAGACAAAAGAGCAACGGTTTGAGATGGCAGCGTTTAGCCCTGCTGACATTGCCGCCGTTTCTGCGTTTGCCGCCAGTATCAGTAGGGACGGCGAAACGCCCTATGGCAAAGATACCGTGACAATCCCCGCCACCGCCGCGCGCCTGTTCTGGGAAGCGAATCAACCCGGCGCGGTAATCAGCTTTGACCGCAGCCGTCTGGAGTACTTCAACCGCAGCAAAGTGGTGCCTAAACCGCTCGTCAAGGCGGCATCTGATGCGGCAAGTAAGGAAGCGCGGTTTCGCTTGTTCGATGTAACGCTGAAAATGTCGCAAGGCAAACTCTCAGTTCCCGAATGGACAGTCGAGCATGACCGATGGGTCAAGGTTCTGCACGGCTCGGAGAGTGCTTTGGGGCGTGGCGGCTTGCTGGAAATGACGCAGGCCGATTGGCTGCGCGCTCAGGAGCGAACTGCGTATCAATTTGGCTTTAGCCGCGCTTACTACGAGGATGTGGCAAATGGGCGCTATGGCGTTCCCGGCGATGACTTCATGGCCGATGCCGCTTTGAACCGGACGCGCCAGTATGCCGATGCCGGACGCTGCACCTATGAAAACACGGTCACGGAGAACGCGCGTGATAGGTTAGGGCATACCCACGCCCGCCGAATCGTGGCAAGCGGCGTGAACTCCTGCCCTGATTGTATTGCGGTCGCTGCGCGGATGTGGATACCGATTCGAGAGTACCCGGAAATCGGCAGCGACCAATGCCGCAGCGGATGCCAGTGCATAACGATCACCGGCATTGAAGGCAATTTGATTGAGAGGGATTGATGAACCAGGAAGCAACTAAAGACGGAAAGTTTGTTTTTGTTCAGGACTGGCCGACCGAAGTACTCCCGGTTGTGCGCGGAGTACTTGCAGAAATGGCTTGGCTGATACCGGACTGGTGCCGCGAAGTTTTTATTAGCTGGCATCCGGCCTTGAGTGACTGCGTAGCCGACATGACCGTGGAGTTTGGCTATCGACGCGCCTTTTTAAGAATCGCACCATCGTTTCTCGATAATCCGGCTGATGAACGTGTGCATTGCCTGCGTCACGAACTATTGCATATCAGCACTTCGCCGATGAGTGACTATGCCCTGAATGCTTTTCGCCGTTTGCTTCCTGAAGGCGAAAAGGATGTGATGTTCGAAACGCTTAAAGATGGTCTAACGGAATGCCATGAGGGATGCGTACAGGATTTAGCACACTGTTTATCTGTAAAGCAAAAATAGTCTTGACACTAGGAACTAAATCTGCTACCATGAGAAGCGTTGATAAAACCGTTGAATCGTTGCAGGCCGAGCTTGAACTGATGCGTCAGGCGTTGCTCTCTGCCACCGGCTTGATGGTGCAAAGCACGGATGAGAAAGTGCGTTCAGCGGGGCAAGTGCTGTACAAGGGCGTCAAGCGTGGTAAAGTGAAGCCATGATTCGAGACATCAGCGAGGCAGAAGAAGAGCGCCTCTGGCAAGAGCAGCGTCAACTGAATACGGCCGTTGCCCTTGAGGTTATGCGCTGGCAGCGTGGCCCGATGATGAATCCGGCTTATAGCGATGACGATTGGATTTGGCTGCGGGAATCAGGCGAATCCACCGATTATTGCAACGGATATATGGATCACACGACAATCGAAGCGTGGGTTCCTGCAAGCGACGAGAAAGATTGTCGTCTTGCGGAAATCACTCTCGCGAAGTACTACGACTTCCAAAAGTACTTCGCAATCTTAGAGAGATTTGTTGAAAGCGACGAAGACAGCGATTCTTATGCTGGAGTTTATGGCAAAGCAAGAGTTGCGATAGCTCCGCCTCTTGTGCGCGTAAAAGCTATGCTGCTTGCTGTAAGAGAGTGAAACAGGCGATATTCTCGTTTACGGGCATCCTCAAGCAGTCGAGCGACCCGGTGGCACGGGAAGCGGCACACGCGCTGTATAAGCAGGTCAAGGCGAAACCATGAGCAAAACGATTGGCGAACTTTTAGAAGCTGTGAACTCGCAGCCGCATGGCATTGTCATTCCAGAGCGTCGCGCGACCGACGATTTAATCACACCTGATTCGCTTATGCAGGCGGCTCGCAATCATGTAGCCAAGCACGCGCCGCATTTGTCGGGAACCCGTTGGCATATGGCGATTGGTGAGACGTTAAGCAATCCACAATTTCTAAAGTCGCTAACCACCTAACCTAACAAGCTAACCACTTCCTACAACTAAATATCGGCCACGAATAACATTCGATTATTCCTAAGCCTCCCAACTGCAAACCGAGAAATCGGCGAGCGGTTCGGGGGGCTTTTCTTTTTTATCTTTCATTCCACAAGGGAGGGCGCGATGCCCAACGAAGAAGCTGCCGCAGTGATTGCGGGAAACACCGAAGCACCTGCCGCAGAATCGACCGAGACGGTCACCGCAGACGAAGCCGTTACCATTCCCAAAGCCGAACTTGAAAGCCTCAAAGAGGCACTCAAGAACGCCAACAGTGAAGCCGCCCAGCGCCGCAGAAAGCTGGACGAACTGGCCGAGCAGAAAGCCGCCGAAGAAGAAGAGCGGCTGCGCAAGCAAGGCGAGTTTGAGCAGTTGGCAAGCGATTA